GATTTAAAATACTATCTTTTAAACTATCTATTTGTGTTTGGTATAATTCATACTCCCTCCTCGTTTTAACCGTTGTTTTTTGTAGGTTTTCTAACTTACTAATTAACTTTTGGTAATAAGCAACGGAACCTTTTATGGCTTCCATTTGATTGTTGGTTTTTTTAGTGAACCCATCCAATCCGTCTTCCAATTCCATAGCAAAAACCAAATATTCTTTCTGCTTTTCATTTAGACTATCCAAAAACTTTTGATCTTCCGCAAGCCCTTCCGTTCTTCGCTTCAACGCTTTAACGGTTAAGTCCGTTGCGGCTCCAAATTGGTTACCGAAGTTTGTAACCGCCGTGGTAATGTAATCGTACCACTTCGTTTCGTCGCTTAAACTTGCGGCACGTCTTTTAATCATTTCGGCTTCCGTTTCCGCCGCTAATCTTGCGAACGCATCGGCTTTCGCCCGGGCTTCCGCCGCTTTAATATAACTATCGGTCAACCTCACAATGGTTTCCATTGCCCCGGCGTGATCCAATTCAACATCCTTTAATTCAACAACGGTTTTCTTTAGTTCAACTAATGCCGCCCGTCTTGCTTCTTGACTAACTGTAACGTCCGTTACAATATCTTTTAATGTTCTTAGGTTTTGTGAAGCCCCGGCGGCTTCGGCATTACCTTCGGCAATTGCTTGGTTGAATTTTTGTTGCCTTTTTTCAGCCGTGGAAAGTCCAAACGCCAAATCAATTAAATCTTTTCCATAAACGGTTAATATAGTAACCCCAATGGATATTGCGGTTTGCCAACTGAATATTGCGGCACCTAATTTCTTCAAAACGCTTTGGGTTGGTTTTCCTTCCGCCGCCAATGCTTTGTTCGCACCACGAAGTTTATTAATTTCGTCAACCAACATTGGTATATTGTTCGAAATTGCCATAAACCCGGTTTGCATACTATTACCAAACGCCGGGGCTTCACGTGTTAATTGGTTTATACTATGCGACAACCCATTATAAGCACTTGAATAATTACCAACATTTCGCCCGAATTTCCCCATTTTACCGTCAACCTTCACCAATGCGCCGTAATACTTTTGTATTTTTTGCTCCAAAAAGTCCATCCGCTTGGCTTCTTTCTCGGTAATCTTAACTCCAATTTCCTTTCTAACTGCCAAATCTCGGTATTCATTTGATAAAATCGACAATTTCGCATCCAAACGGTCATAAACCCCGGAAAGTGTCGAAGTTAATTGCGCTTGTAATCTTTGCACTCGGTTTAATTTAGTTGTTTCAAAACGCAACTTTTGCGTTTGTGCGTTAACGCTGTTACTTGCTTGCATTCGTTTCTTTTGGGCATTCTCTAATGCTCTAACCTGCTTTTCGTAATCGTTGAGCGTTTGGTTCGTTTGTTTTATAGCGGTTGTAGTTCTTTTATATGCTGTTACTACATCAGACGGTAATCTAACTCCTTTTAATTCTTTAGACCACTCATTTGTTAGCTTAATGCTTTCTACAAGTTTCTTTTTGAAGTCATCTATTTGCTGAAATGATTTCTTTGAAATACTTTCTATGATAAACCCGTCTGCCATTATTTATTATTTTTCGCTTTTTCTTTTACAAATTTTTCGTAAACTAAATACTTCTCCATAGTTACATCCTCCTCTACTTTATACCCGTAATCTTCAAATAATACTATTGTTTCTAAAAAGGATACTTTTTCTCCTGCTGTTAGGTTTTTAATGTCATCCTCAATTAGCTTTATTTCTGTTTCCCAACTTCCTAATTGAACAACAAGCGCATTATTTATCTCCTCTAATATATTATTTTCGATGTTTATTTTTACACCTATACTTTCTAACTCCTTAATAATTTCCTTTAAATCATTATCTCTAAACGTATATAGATATATAGCTTTTAACACCGTCTTTGCTATCTCTTTTTTTCGTATTAATTCTAACATCTTTTTTTGATGGCGAATCAATACATTTTGCTTTCTACTACCTCTTTTTAAATAAACCTCATCATTTATATACATCCACGCTTTCCGCAGTTTCTTTTTTGATACTTTCCCTTTGTTTTTTTTTAAAAGAGATAAATCCCCTGTTTCCAATATTTCAAAATATCTTACTGCAGGTATCTTTGTGTTTGTGTATATTTTAGCTTTTTTAGGCAAATAGTTTGTTTTTTAATCTGTTATTTAGTTTAACTCCGTATTTTCTTTGTAATCCTATAAATGTGTCATCGTTCAAACCCTCACTCGCTTTCCCATATTTTCCCATTAACATCTTCCATTTCCTATCCGATGACACCATTTTATACTTCTTTCTGCCTATTTTTACAGGATGTAACCCTCTTTTTGTTGCTCCTGTTAGTATTAAATCTACTGTGCCTCGTGCTAAGGGGTTTTTACGTAATTTAAACAAACGATATGATGGACTTCGATACAATCCTATTATATTCCTTTCTGGAGTAACTCCGTATTTCAATTCGTTTTGTTTTGCTCTTACAATCTCCTTATCTGATAAGATTATTTTAGCCAATTCATCTTCTATCTGTTTCTCACTAATTGATAATTTATTGACTAACTCTATAAGTCTTAATTGCTTCATAATACTTATTTAACAATTTGTTAGAAATAGACTTCTCTACTCCTGTGCCGATGTTATTTGCTTTTAAATAGCTTATTACATCTTTCTTTTTTTTCTTTTGTAATTCTAATACAAAATCATCCGATAAACTTAAATGCTCTATTTTCATATTATATAGTATAAAAAAGGCGGGCATCATTAACCCGCCCTATTGTTATTGAATTAATAAATCGTTAAGCGGTTGCCCCTTTATACAATTTATTTCCTATCTTAACTACATCTGTGCTATCTGAACTATCAAATAGTTTAATAGATAACCCTGCGTAATCTGCTGATACATCTGCACTAAATGTAATAGTGTACGTTCCATCGTTTAACCCTGTGTCGTAAGCTAAACTTACTATGGTAGCACTCGTTCCTGTTGCTTTTAAATCGGTTGCCTGTAACCCTTGCAATCCTATTGCCTCGTTATTTCGCATAACCGCTTTAATTACTACATCCGCAGTTGAGTTGCTTACCTTTGTAATAACTACATCTACTATCCCGCTTAATTGTTGCAGGTTAAACCCATTTGCTGTTGGGTCTAACATTACACCGCTTTGATTATACTCGTAAGCACTTGATAGGTTTACTTCTAATACAGTCTTTTGAGGATCTCCTCCTTTTCTATGTAAGAAGTTACCTGTTTCAACCAATCCGCCTGTATGCGCTTTTAGTTTCCCATCTGGTGTCTTTACTCCGAAAATTACTCCGTTATCATAACCAATGAGGATGTCATAGTTATTGTATGAATTTAAAGCGTATAGTGCTTTATGGAAGTTATACCCATTTGAAAAAGTGAACTTAAACCCTGCCTTTCCTGGTACTGTTTTAAGTTTGTTTTTTGTTGATGTGGTAAAAAATTCCGCCTCTTCACTTGCATCTTCATAATCGATAGAGTTTAACGCAGGGATAAAATTACCTGCTTTTATTTGACCCTCGATATATGCGTTGTCAAATGTGCCTGTTGTAAGGTCTAATTCCCATCCTTTAGGAACTAATAATAGGTCAGTAGGCACACCATCTGGTACTTCACAAGATAGTATCCCTGTGCCGAATTGCTCTTTTGTGCAATTTAAAAAATTTGTTTGAATCATTTTAATTATAATTTATTTGTCTTAAACATTTGTCTTTGATAGTAATATCTATCTGTATTTTAATAGCATCCCATACATCCGTAGCTGTATGCTCCTGTTCTCCGTAGTTGAAATATAATGTTTGTTTTATTTCATCTGATGTAATAAAGGTCTTTCCGCTCTGTTTTAAGGCTTGGATAAGATTATCCTTTACTACAAATAGAACTTTGTCAAAGGTCGTATCTAAACGCTCTGTATTTGACATACTGCTTTTTGATAGGGTTGCTATAATAATTGTTAAACTACTAACTTCTATTTGATTAAACTTGTAACTTGCTTCTATTGGTGTTTCAAGCATAACAAGTGGGTAAGCTGTTGTATGTTCGTTTCTTTTTTGTTTTAGATAGTCTATGATTTGCTCTGTCGTACCAAACGTATAGTTAACTTTATTAACGTTGTTTGTTAACACATTAGGCAGGGTTTCTACAATCTCTTTTATAGTTCCTTCAACCGTTATCATATATATCTATTTTTTAACTCAAAAGTAAACGATGGTAGCCATTTAGGATAATAGTCTTGCCCATTCACATCATTTTGGTATTTAATGTAATCGTATAAACTTAAATATGTATGCGTGTCGTTTTCTATCGCTTTACAATAGAATTGATTATACGCATCGATTATCTTCGTTCTTCCATTTACACGCTCTGCCTTTTCTGCTTTTTCTTGAACAAGCCCTATCCCTGTATGCTGTATCTCTAATTCTTCAATATATTTTGAATAAATAAAGTAAGCTATTAAGCTATCTTCTCCATTAGCCAGACCATCCCATTTGTAAGTTACACCATCATAAACAACTTCTGCGCCTTTTACCAAGTCTTTCCATTTCTGTTCAACTCCAGTATTTAAAACCCAATCGTTGTTTGTTTTATCAAATTGATCTGTTAGTAATTTATAAAGGTCATAGCCAAGTAATTTAATTAATAATAAAGGCTCATACTTCTTAATCATAACATCTAAAACTACACTATTACCAACCTTGTCTGATAACGGTGCGCTGTCATTAGCGTTTGCTATTTCTGTTAATCCTTTAAAGTATGTCTTGTTTATTATCATTTCTTATACTTTGCTTTTTTGTCTGCTACTAATCGGGTGGCTAAAAGGGATGTAACCGAAATCACATCACCTTTCTTCAACCCTGCATAGTCTTTTGTTAAAACCACATCTTTCATATTATGTTGCTAAAGTTACTAATGCACCGTTAACATCTGAAACCTTTAAGAAACCTGTTTTGTCAGCCTCTCTAATTAAGAAAGCTAATCTTTTACGTGCCTTAATAGTTTCCATATCCTCTACGAATTGAGTTCCTGAATTATCTCTTGAGATAACTATTCCTTGTTTTTCGTAAATTCTTGCATAACGTCTATCTCCTACAATTAACTCATTGTCTGCAAGGTTGTTGTCAATAACAACTTCACATCCTGCTAATGTATTTGTATTGTCATCAAAGATATAATTCTGATTACCGTCTTTAGCGAATTGTATATCCTCAAAAGTGGTTGAGTTCATTGTAACAAAGTCAGGTGCATATTTACTGCCTCTTGTTTTGGTAATTGCATTTTTCACTTTAGATACAAGGTCTTTAATGTTAGGTGCTGTAATACCTGATGCTACTGGTGTAAATACAGGCGCTGTTGCTGATAAACCTAAAAGGTTGTTCCCTGTACCATCTCCTGTTGCTATCTGTACATCTACTACACCCTCAACGTTTACATTTAAAAACATCTCTAACTCTGCAGATGCTAACTCTTGATCAGTTCCAAACTCCTCACTTACTGGTAGTGTATCTCCTATCTTTTTAAGTGAAATTGTTTTCTCTACAAATTTAGCGGTACTTTCTGGGAATGTTGCACCCTCCGCTACCATTGCAGATGCTTTTACAGTTGTTGCTTCATCCCAATCAAGATACTTAATAGTCCCGTTGTTATTCCCATCCTCTACTGTTAGCTTTGGGAAAATGTCATAAAGACTTCTCTTTACTCTACCTAATTGACCGATGCCATCTAAATAAACGCCCTGCGTTGAAGATGCTACACTTGCTCTTACTGTATTAGCTTTTAAAACTACTTCCTTTTTAGCTCCTTTTGCTACATCTACTATATCCCCGATGTTTTCTTTTAACACCTCTTTAATAGTTTTGTTTGATCCTTTAGGAGATAGGTTATCTTTTACTTCTTTCATTCCTTCTACAAGTTCAGTAACCTGCGCTTTAATTGTTGTAAAATCTTCTGTTTTAAAGATTTCGTTTAGATCCTCTTTTGTTGCAATATCCTTGCTTAAAAGGTCTTTTAATGTTTCTGTATCAATGTCTTTTAAAGCATCCGATACTTGTTGTGTAATTTTTTCGCCTGTGGTTTTCTCTATTTTTTCCACCAATGCGTTAAACTCTTTTTCTTCCATTTTGTTTTTCTTAAATGTTAAACTCTATTTCTTTTATTCGTTTTGCTAAATCAAAGTGATTTACATCGGCTTTATTAGCTTTATTAGAAGTGTCATTAACGGCTTCTATGCTTTGATTAGGTGTGGCTATGTTGCTACCTTTAACAACTGCCGATCCCTCTATTTCTTTTAATTCTGTAACTGCCCAAAATACACCTAATTCCTCTGCCTCATCTTTATTAAATGTAATTTCGTCTATGTATTTTTCCCAGTTATCTCTTTCCTCTACATCATACTTACTATCGCTATTCAAACAAAGGTGTAGTTTTATATATTGCATCCCTATTGAGTGATTACGTACAAATCCTTTAGCGTATTGATTGAACATATACTCATTTCTGCGCTTTCTTACTATTGACTTGTACACTAATGCCTCTGTATCTCCTTTGATGTTAAATCCTAAATCCCTCCATTTTAATTGCTGTACACTTGCACTTACATCTTGACCGTCTGCAATTATTTTATCAAATGTCATATTATGCTCCTGCAGGTGTAACCGTATCTTTGGGTCTTTAACTGTTTTGTTAAAACATCCTTTAATATGTACGTCTAAATGACTGTCTAATATGCCTGTTGTGCTTATAACTGGCTCTACTTGGATAACATCATACTTATCTACATCTATACTATTTGCTTTCGTTGCTTTTCCTTTTATATCGATAAGTAATGGAATAGAATGTATAGCATCTGCCTGTTTAAACGTTTTCTTTTTTATTGCATACAAACTATCTTTATTCTCCCTGTATGCCTTATACATATCTTTCTTTGTTTCAAAAGATAATGTTTCAAAATCTTTTACGACTATCATTTTTTTACTATTTTATTTCCCTTCAACACTTTTATCTTTTCCATTATACTTCCCTTTACAAATAGCTTATCTGTATTTTTTAATTTCTTTTCTAATTTATCCATTTGTTTTAAATTTTAAATCATAACCAAACATAGCCGACACGCTTTCAGGTGTTGCTCCTGCCTCTATTAATGTTTTAAATGTTTCAGCCTCCAACTTCAACCGCTCTTGTTTTTGTTTACTGAATACCTCCATAAATGGCAAATGCTCCCAAGTTAAACTTATATCTATATCTAAATTAAAATAAGTCTTTAAGCTGTCCGTTAAATCACTTCCTTTTGGTGTTAATGTGTAAGATACGTGGCTGCCTTTTGCTTTCTCTTGGTTCTCATACGTTGCCCCTCCATCTACATAAGCCTCTAATACATCCTTTGGTATTCCGTATATCTTGCCAATAGCATAGTAATCACTAAAGAAAGAATCATCAAGTTTTAACTTCTCTAAATTCTCTACAAATCTCTTAATGTTTATTTGATTTTTAACCGCAATTACTTTCTTGGTAGAGTTTACTATTCCCTCTATACTTTCTTTCTCTGGTTTTGATAATGGCTTTTCGTATTGATTGTCTGATGATTTATCCCCACCTACCATATATTTCCCCGCAAAGAAAAGATTTACATTTTTAGCCTCGTTTGCTAACTCGGAGTTTCCTACTATTTGACCTATTGCGTCTAATACTGAATTTCCATTAAACCAATCGCCTGTGCCATTTGTTGTGTCAAAGAAATGAAGTATCTCTTTTAATTTGATATATTTAGATGTGCCATCACTATATTTGTATTTTACACTTCGTTTCATTACATCTTCATATTTCTTTTTAGATGTGATAATCTTTTCTAATTCTAAAGCTAATTCTCTATCGTAGTCTATTTTAGAAGGATTTAACCAGACTAACGATGGTTTGTTTTGTAATATACGACTATCGCTATATAGTTTAGCATTACCAAGCATAAGCCAAAACATATAATCCCATAGCCATTGCCTTTGTGATTGGTAGAAGTTAGGATGTTTAATTAAGTCTAAAAAAGGATGTTCATTTACCTCTTTCCCGTTCTTTGTAGCTTTGAACTCTCCAATAGAAAACAAATCACATTGCAGTTTTATAACCATTAAAAGAGCAGGGGAAGTTAATGCCCTGCTTAATTTATCTGTAATTACGTTATTGTTTTTGTAGCCGAAATAAGGAGTGTAGTTGTATCCCCCACCTTTGTTTTTGTAGGCTTTGAAGTTAAAAATGTTTGAAAATATACTAATTGTTTACTACCACGAGCTTACCCCTTTTATTGCAAATATAATATTTTTTACCATAAAACAACTCTTTTGGTATTATTTTTTTAACATAATATTTTTCTATGTATAACATCTGTAAACATTTGCTACATTTTAAATACCCATTTTCTATTGGTTGGATGCTTTCGTGGTTACACATTATAGCTTTCTTATTACTCCTAAATCTGCAAGATATGTAACGCCATAACCGATGGCATCCATTGTATGATTATCTATATCTTCAGGGTATTCTGTTAGGTTGTCTTGTCTATCTGTTTTCCAATGATAGTTTTGTTGCTCGTATTCGATATTTTTAGATGTTGATGTGTAATATACATTTATATTCTGCAATAAATCCACTCTATCAATTATCGCCCATTTTTTAACCGCTACTGCATTCTCCCATCCGTTCTCCCTTAAAGCAAATATTTTCTGTGGTCGATTATTATCACATACTATATCTAAATCATACGGTATTGCTAATTTGTGAAACATCCAAGATACAAATCCCTCATCATTGCCTTTCGTTATTTTCTTTACTTCTTTCGATGTTAGTTTCTTTCTCCATTCATTTTCACTTAAATAGTTCCTTTCGTGTACATATAAATTACCATCCTCGTATTTCATTTCTACTATTGCAAAAGGATCTACCTTTCCCCAATCGACACAAATAAGCGGTTTTCTGTCTATTTTCAAATAATCTACATAATCGATAGGTTTCCAGTTGTATATTCGCCCCTCTACTCCTCCTATTTCTCCTAAACCATATACCCGCCATTTATTCGCCCAGTATTCATTGATTATTTTTCCCGCATCGTCATAACCTAAATCGTAGTATCTTTCTATCTCGTGCTTTTCTTCTTCTGAAAGAAATTCATTATCTTTATAAGTAAGTGTAAGGAATTGCGCATCATCTCTGGTCATTACTTCTGTGTGCGCCCAAAACGTAAAGTTAGGGTTAAAATCAAGTATAACCCTTTTTGCTCTTGATGTTAATTCTCGATAGGTTTCAAACTTTGTTTTATTTGCCTCGTTTAAAAAAACCACATCAGATCGTAACCCTTTTCCGATGTCTGCCTTGTCCAATCCTAAAAACTTTATTGTTGATCCTGTTGGTGTAGTGTATTGCGTAGATGTTGTATTCCAAAGGTCTTGTTCGTACAACTCTAAATCTTTTAATATCTTAAGGAAGTCTTTTATTACTGTTAACTTCATTTTAGAAAGCTCTGCAGATGCTATTATAATCTCTTTGTCCTCATTGCGAAAGGCATAATCTATTAGGATTAACAATATACTTATTGTTTTTCCTGCACCTTGACCTCCTTGTATTACCCATATCTTTTTATGTAAGCCACTAATCTTTCGTAGTGCTGTTGTTACTTGATATATCATCCAAAGGGTTGTTATCTAATATCTGTATCTTTTTCTCCGTTGTTTCTTTTACTACTTTGTCGGTGTAGTTGTGATGATTGGTTAATACAAATTTTGTCATTGTAGCATTTAGCTTATCGTCTACTCCGTATTTTACAAGTTTTAGCTCTTGTATTTTCTTTGCTTTGTTAATTAATTTTGAAAACGAGGAATATTTTTTACATAGGTAAGCTGTTAAACTTGGATAGAAATCTCGCTCTATCACTATGTATTCTTCAAAGTAAATATTTTTTTTTCCTCCCTCTTTTAGCCACTCTATTAAATCTCTACCTAATTCTAATGCTTTTTTTTCTGTCCATTTTTCTTCTGGCTGATACTCTGATGAGAATTGCTTCCCATCCTCAGGTCTTATTTGTCCTTTTCCTCCTGGCATAATTTTAATATTTTTTCCAAATATACAAATATTTTTTTATTCGGTTTGTCTTTAGCAAATGGGTAGTTCACTAATTCTCTTTATTTATCGTGCTTATATTCGAACGTATAGCATCGAGTACTTTATACCCTGATGTCATTATTCTTCTTAACATATATAATTCAGGCACTTCTTTGTTTGCTATTACTAATGCTTTACTTACACTTTGTTTACTTTCTGTTAGCGTGTATATTATTCCGTTGTGTGTGTCAAAATAATCTGATCTGTATTTTTCTAAAAAGAATAACGTTGTAGATATTTCCTTTAATAGATTTGATAAGGTTTTTTTTTCATTAGCGTTAAACTCTATCTTTAGTTTATTATACAAGATAATGTTTTTATCTAAATTTTCCAATAATTCATTCATTTAATTGCAGTATTTGTTTATTAATATTAGATCATAACATTCTCCATTCTCTATGCGTTTTA